CCCATGTTTCTTTAGAGTGGTAACGGCTTTGTGAAGTTCATCAACTGTATCTGCTTTCTCTTCCGCTTCCTCTTCTTCTTCTTCTTCTTCTGGTTCTTCCTCTTCGTCTTCTTCCTCGTCGTCAAGTTCGGCTTTCTCACCGTCCATGGTCTCAAGATACGAAAGAACCTCTTTGAGTTTTGCAAGGGTAGCTTCCATGTCTTTGATTAGCTCTTCCTCCTTGTCAACTTCAACTGGCTCATCAAGTCCGGCAGCTATTTCTACGTCCGGAGTTTCGACAATTTCTTCGTCGACAGCCTCCTTCACGGTGCCACCACAAGTGCATTCGCTCATGTCTTCATATTTGTCAAAGGGTATATAAGTAGTGGAAACTTTCCGGAAACTATTTCTTGCCCTTCTTTCCGCCACCCATAATGCGTGCAATATTCTGCCTGTTGAGGGTCTTGGGATTATAGTTGGCTGAGAACATCGCCTGCCTGAACTTCCAGCCGCTTGGGTCTTTTACGTTGCCGGGTTCCTTCCCGCCTGCCCTTGGCCCATGCCTCTTTGGAGGATTCGGAGACTTGTCCGAACCTGATGGTTTGTGACCCCATCTTCCTTGGTCCCACCACAATGAACCACACACCCTTTCCGGGTCTGCTGTAAAATCATTACCATAATAGGTCTTCAATCTTCTTGCATTCAACTTGCAGTTGTTCCATTCGGTCTTGGTCGGGGTCCTCATCCTCGGCTTCTTTCCGGGTTTGGTCCTGCCTCTCCCGTACTGCTGGGGTTTCCTCTTGGGGGCCTTCATTATCATCATTGTCTGCGCCACATCGTCAAAGTCCTTCTTCACCTTCAGGTACCGGATTCGCTTCAATATCTTCTCAAGCTCCATCTTGGCCTTGCCGAACCGTCTGGCGTTCATCGCCCTGTGCTGTCTCTCCGCACCTGCACGCGTAGCATGACAGGCTCCCTTGATGGGTTGTCCTATCTTGCCGGGGGTCCGGTGATGAAGAATACACCACTTGTTTCCCCGCTTGCCTAACTTCTTCTCTACCGCATTGTCCACTATCTTCTGTATATCATCCAGTGTGGTCTGTTTGGCGGTGGCTACGTTTGTCACCGTGGCCTCCGGGTTGGCAGGCTTGTTGCCAACCCATGAGACAGACCAGAGGGATAGCGCGGAGATTTCGTTGTGACAGACCTCTCCTTCGCATACCTTCTCCTGTTTCTCAGCTTCGCCCCGGATAGACGAGCCTCCTTTATCACCATAAATCTGCATCTCCTCCCATACCCGGTTATGCATCGGGAGCCGGTTGTGTACCCCGACCCTCAGCTTTACTTTACCATCCTTAATCTGGTACGCGAGAGGTAGACCAACGGGCATCTCCTCGTGCTTGTACGAATATACTCCGTACTTCATATAGAAATCCATGGCCTCCTTTACGGAACCTGTGGATACTTTGTCGTTTTGTTTGTCAATAATAGGTGACGAAATATAGGTCTCTAAGATTCTGTCATTGTACCACTCAGGTCGATAGACCTTCCAATTAGAGTTACTTTCGTCTGCCACAGTCCACCATTAGATATATGTATATAAGTAAAAGATACTTTCCGGAATCACGGTTTGGCTCCCTTGAACTGGGCCACCACTTCCTTGTTCAACCTCTTTATCGCATTGTTCGCCGCAGGTCTCAAAAAAGGGTGAGGGTCACTGAACGGCTGGTTCTTATGTATCCCCTTCGCTACCGCACCGGGTTCCACCCCATATATGTCCGCATACTTCTGTATGCTCTCGGAATACGGATAAGGCATCGGAGAATACCCGCCGTATTCTATTATCTCAGCGGCATCGTGGTCCGAACTTAAATCATAGATGGCCGTGTCCTCTATAGCATACACATCTACCGTGATGCTCTTTCCCAAGTCTCCGGTGCGGCTCCCGAAATGGCTGTACACAATATTCTCCGCCTCATCCCTCGCTCCGGGTGCGACGGCCTCTGCCGCCCTCTCAAAGATATTCCTCCAGTTATTCCTCTTCTTATAGAAGTTCATTATAGAAACAAACCCCCTCTCGTTATACTCAGTAACCATTACTTGTATCCGCGCACCGCGTCTATTGAATCATCACCATACTTCTCTTTCCATTTCTTGTCGATGTATTTTTTTGCCTTTTCGTAATGTGCAATTCTGTGAGCCTTGGCAATCTGTTCTCTTTGTACTCTATCTCCGTTCTTCCACTCCAAATCCGACTGACACTCCTGACAGAATCCTGACCCTAAAATATGAACCCTCATCCCGCTGGCCAAACACTTCCTGCAATTCTTCATGGCTTTATCGCACCGACCTCTGGCTTTGCCTCCGGCATCACCACCGTCGGCTCATCTGGAAGAACCAAACTACCATCCTTGTCCAAAGTGGCCTTGATTCCTAACTTGTTCAACACAGTGATAATATTCGCCTTCTGTAACATATTCGCCAAATGCTGCTGCTCGTTCTTCACGTTAATGTCCGCGAACTGCAACTTCCATGTCTTTATTCCCATCAACTTCATCAAGGGCTTGATGAACCCCATCTCTATACATTGCTGCGTTTCCCTGATAGTCCGGTCAAACAGGCTAATCTGCTCTCCCTCCGCATTCAATCCGCCAACGCCCTGAATGTTGCCCGTCACTATCGGCATCACCCCATAGGCTGCATTAATGTCATTATTAATTCGCTCCATATACGGTAAAGCCATCAACTCATCCATGTTAGGCATGACCGGTACAAACTTGGCCTGACCTGCCGATACACCCTCACCACGGCTGCTAATAATCGGTACAAAGTTCGGATTCCTTCTGGTCTCCTCCGCGATGTACTCTCCTAACCTGTTGAGACTTTCCTCATCATGTCCGGGGATGTCCAAGAATCCTTTGGGTGGCCTTTCCAAACGATAAATCTTGTTTTGGAAATTTTCTATTGCGAGAGCGGTTTCGATTTTCTTGGAAAGACCTATAATTGGCGACTGCCCATACAATCTGGCATTCGCACTGTATTTGTTGAAATGAATAATCTCATCCCTCGCAAACGGAATTTTATCCTTCTCCGTACCTTGGTCATAGAAGTACGCCACCGGCTCTGCCTCAAACCCACCTTCGCCAGTCTCCCCCTTCTCTAACTCCTCACGGGTTACTATATCAAAATACTCGTCCTCCTTAAACTTCCCAAACTCATCCACATGAAACCGCATCTGCTTCGCATCCTCTACCCAAAGCTCCTTTACTAATTTGTCCGTAGAACCCTCAATCCTCTCGTAAACAATACTAACCCAGCAATCATCAAACACCTCGACCTGCCTTATCAGTGCCTTGAAAAACTCACTACCAGTTATGTCTGCATTGCCCCCCGATGGGTCGCGTAGAAGACTCTCCAACATCTTGCGCTCCTCCTTGTCACCCTTGTCGCCGAGGGCGTGGTATTCCCACCCCTTAGCAACGGCTTGTGAAGCTATCCGAGTGATTACAGTTCTAAGATGAGAATACCGGTCAGCTAATTGTTCCAGATAACTCTGGTCCACGGGAGGAAGTATCGAATCCTTGAACGAACCCATACTGCCCATCGCAGAGTAAACCGGAGTCCTTGCCTCCTTCTCCAACTGTTGTGCGTCTCTCGAAATCATCTGCTCCAGCGCGGAGGCCTTGCGGATTGGCTTGCGACGGAATCTATCGTACCATGCCATCTATTGCCTCCAGTGTTTTAATTATCTTATTAAGCCTTTCTCTTTTCTGAATAACATCCAGACTCTTCTTCAATTTCCGGCTCCATCCCTGTCCGGGGTTCCCACCCATCATCTTCCACATTATATATCCTTTACTGGGTTGTTTGCGGTTATCAAAATTTATTCCTTTAGGGTCCACATCCTCATGCCTGCGATAGTATGTGTCTATCTTTACCGCAGTCCGATACCCCACGTCCTTCTGGGTCCGTAATCTGTAATTGATGGCCTTGGTTACTTTACCGCCACCATAACCATGCAACGTCCGCAAGGTTCTTCCCTGTCGGGCTTCCTCCTTGACACCACCGGGTATCTTGTACCTATCCTTCTTATCGGCCATGATACTCCCGCACGTATCTTCTAAGTACCGGTTCTATCAAGATACCTGTCGGTACATTCTCAGCTTTAGCAATTTCTTTAAGGCTCGTCTTCGTCTCAGTGCTGATTCCATAAATTTCCAACCGGGTTCTCTTTTTCATAACTTGGTTGGACTGGATGTATATAGCCGATATATATAACTCTTTCTATATGTATTCCCAACTGGCGTAACTCAAACCCTTTTTGTTTAAATTCTTAATCGCCAACTCACACATCCATAACGCCATCACCGCATCTGGAGTGTGACCCTCCAATCTTCCATTTTTTCCGTAAATCAACCTCGCCAGCCCCTCTGTCAATTTTCTCGGTCCCGGTTTGCTCGCCTCTCGGATGCTCTTGTGCCACGGGATTGAATACCTCTCCTTTTCAAACTCCAAGGCCAAGCCCGGTATCCCAACGTCGTGACTATGCTTTTCGCGTCCCGTGTTATGCCCTTCGACAGGAAGCCCCGCCAAGTCCGACGCACTGTGGACCACAAGCCTCTGA